CAGTTCGAAAGATCGGTCAGCGTCGGCGGCCAGACTGCCGTATCCCATACCGCGCTGTCCCACAGCGCCCCGGTTGCCGCGGCAGCGCTCGCAGTCGGCTGCGGCGGCAACGTGGTATCAAAATCAACCTTTACCGTGATCTGCGGCGTTACGGGATAAGACGCCTGCAACCTCGGGCGGATCAGCTTGACATGCTTTGTATCCGCTGGTGAGCCCAGATCTGTGTAGGATGGGAACACCGTCCATGTGTAGTTCTTGCCGTCGTCCTGGCCGCCGGTTTCGGCCTGCATCACGCGCCCATCGGACGAGCCGTAATACAGGTTGTTGTTGTAGACCTCGAAGCAGTTGGCATCCCAACCGATATATTTCGCCCACGCCCCGGTTCGAACGTTGGCAACAAACTGTGTCGTGTCTCCCGTCGAAGTCTTCGGCAAATTGATGATACCCATGGATTGCAATGGCCACGTCTTGATCTGCCAGCCTGACAAACCTTGACGGGCCACAACTGCATCCCGCCAAGCCGGCGCGATCGGCTTCGTTACAGCCACGTTCTGCAGCGCGATTTGATCCAGCGTCATCACGGATGACATGGGAACAATGCCGTCTTCCGTCATGATGGCGATGTCACCACCAGCCTTCAGGATGCACCGCCGGCCAAGCGGCTTGGAAATCTTGTATAGCCCCTTCAGCGTCCAAGCAGTATCAGCCGGGTTCAATCCATCATAAATCGCAACCTCGCCCTCGGTTGTGATGAAAACGCAAACCTCATACAGGCCCGAGTTGGAGGAAATAGACCAAGACGTTCCGCAGATCAGCGTGCCGCCGTATCGGAAGATACCCGACATATCGACGGACGTTGCCGCGCCGCCAATCGAATTGAGCCCGAGATACCAGTATGTGAGCGACGCGGCCTGCACGCCATAAATTCGGTTCTTGAACGGCCAAGTGAAGGCGAGATTGCCGCCGGTCAGGCCGGTAATGGCCGGCGCCGTGACCCATGCCGTTCCGTTGTAGAGCTGCGCAGCGTCAACACCGTTCGTCGCGATGATCCACGTCGCGCCGGAGTTAGTGAACTGGATATACTCCATGAACGCAGAGCTATTGAGGGCCGTAACAAGAGCGGCGCCTACAGCGCCCGCGCTCGAAACATCATAGATCGACCCGGAGCACACCGCGAAGAACTTCGAACCAGAAGCGTTGATATACGGGATCAGCGTCGATACCGCGGCGCTCGGCATGCCAGTCGCGTAAGCGGCAGAGCCCGCCCGCATTCTCACATAGTCAAGCTGGGGAAAGGCGTTGATGAGTTGGTACGCAGTGCCTTTCGGGGCTGTTGAAAGGTTGTCACCGACGTACCAGCCTTTGGTGGGGGCCGGGAGAAACGTTGCGTTCGACGCCGGCTTTTTAGCCGCGGAACTGCGGGAAGCCATCAGGGGCCGGTATAGGTGACAGTGCCCGGGAACCAGCCGTCAATATCAAGCGGCCTCGCCGCCATGTTGACAATCCGTTCCGCGTCTTCACGTCCGGCCGATCGGTCCAGCGATTTTTGATAGCTGACCAGAGCAGCCGAGTAATCCAGCCCTTTCGACTCCTTCCAGCGATAGATAAGACCTCTCCGCAAGACGATCTCGTCGATCATCGAGAAATCGCTATCCAGCAGAAATCCCGGTTGCCTCACAAGACCGGCGGCGTTCGATACCCAATTGGTCGAATAGTAGTTGAACGTAACGACCTCGCCGCTTCCAAGCGCGGGCCATATTTCGAGCGTGCCGCCGATGATGCGCCACACTGGGCGGGTGGGATACGACGGGCTCGCCTTCATCTGGGCAAGTTGTTCATTCGTCACCGGCCCGGAGATCGGCAGCGTCGGGTAGAGGTTCGAAAACAACCGCTGGCCGGGCGACAACAGCGCCCAGTCGGACGGAAGCGCGAACAGGGTTGTGGTGCCGTCCCCGGTGATCTGGCCGGCGATATTGAGGTTGCGCCAGAAGAAACGCTCCCGGAGTTCGTCCCCAATATCCTGGGCGAGCGAGACGAACTTGATCACGGTCGGATCTGTTGACGAGACAGCCTGAGCCGGCTGCGGCAGGCCACACAGCGGCATGGCGAGCTGCAACACGCTCAGGATGGACATCAGGCGACTTCCTTACGGGGGCGGCCGGGACCGCGGCGCACGGGCTCGCCGTCGTCATCCTTGCCGACCAGCGCCGACAGTTCGGCGATCTGCTTGCGCATTTCTTCGATGGTGACGCTCTGGCGCTCGATCTCGGCCGCCTGCTTCACGCTCAAGCCGCTGTCCTTGGCGTTGGCGAGCCATGCGCGGGCTTTCTCCCGCCAGATCCGGCCATCGGCCAGCTTGACGATGTTCACGTCTGAAACGTCGGACAGGTTCTCAACCGAGAAAATTCCCATCGCCTCGAACTCGGCAATGCGCAGCGCCGGGATCATCGGCCAGTTCTTCAGCGGCGTGCCATCGATATGGCGCCCGGCCTTCTTGGTCTTCCATGCCTCGTACTGAACGGCAAACCGCTCCTTGTGCTCGGGCAGCACGGGCGACACCGAAACGTTGAGCATGTCGCCGGCAACATGGATGCGAACCATTTCCTGCTCACGCATCCGAACCGCGCCGGCTTCCTCGGTCGCCTTTTCATCGGGGATCGGCTCGATGAAGAAAATCGGGGTAACGCCCTTGTTCGCGAGCGTGTAATCGACGCCGGATGATGTCACATCGGCAAACGGGGAAACTGCGCCAAACTCGTCCATTGATAGACCTCTGGTTGGAAGAAAAAGGCCGCCCCGGAGGACGGCCCTGGTGCTCAGGAATCGATGCGGGTGCCGTCCAGCGGATTGGGCGGGGCGGGATTGAGTTCGACCGGCTTGTATTTCGGGGGGTCCGGCTCCTTCTTGTCGTCCTTCTTGCCCTCCAGCTTTTCCAGCCGCTCATCGATCGACAGCAGCGCATCCGCGACAGCCGGCGGGATGGCGTGGCCGGCGCCAAGGGCTTCCTTGATCTTGTCTGCGAGTTCGGTCATTGCACTTCTCCTTGTGAACGGGGCGCCCCGGAGGACGCCCCGAGTTGTTACGCCGCCGCCGAGGACAAGTACGGCCAGCGGAGGAAAGTTTCGACGTACTTCGACGCCGTCGCGGTGACGGTAGCCGAGGCAGTCGAATTGCCGGAGAGCGTGATCGAATACGGGGCGGAATTGCCCGAGATCGATACGATCGTGGCAGCACCGCCCGCGACGCCGACCGCAGTCAGCAGCGCGTTCGGGTACAGCCCGTTGATGGTCGGGGAAGTCACGACCGCCGAACCGTTCACCGTGGTGATGAACGCCGTGCCCTTCTTGGCCGTGATGGTCACGGTGCCGGAAGCAGTGGCAGCCGTGTTCATGGTCAAGCTGGAGCCCTGGAAATCGAGGATCGTCGTTCCGTTCGGAATGCCCGTGCCGGAAAGAGTGAGCCCGAGTTCAAGGCCCGTGCCCAGCGTCAGGACGGTAATGCCCGTCAGGACGGTAGAGCCCGAGGTGGTCGTTGCCGAGAAGGTCCAGGTGTTCGCGGTGGACGAAAGACCAGTGATGTTCTGGTAATGCGAAGCACCGGTCGCGCTGGCAGCCTGCCCCACCGTGGAGGTGGAAACGGCCTGGGTCGCCTGGGTGGTGATGGTGCCCCAGTTGCCGATGGAAATGCCGGCCCGCTGTACCCAGATGCCGTAAATACCGGCGGCCGGGAACGTGAAGGACCATGCGTTGCCGGCATTCGGCCACGCCGCCGGATCGCCGGAACGACCGCCGAGGTAGAACGTGCCTACATCGGTGCCGACCGGATAGCCGGTGGTTTGGAACACGTCCGACAGGACGCCAGCCTGATAGCTGTTGTCCCAGCAGACGAAGTCGCCCTGGTTGAGGGTGCGCGCGGCGTAGACGGGGAACAGGAGATAGACGAACTCCGATTCCGCGTCGCCTCCGACGACCGAGCCCGGCTTGAACGACGGCAAGGGCGTCTGCCCCGCCGCGCCGAACGGGCCTTCGGGCGCGAAAGTGCGGGCGCCGACCGCTTCGAACTGTGCAATAGCAATGGTCATTGTTGTTGCTCCTTACTGCCAAAGCACGGCTTGGAGGGACGAATTGGAGATCGTCATGTTCCCGGCCCACGCCATGATGCGAACGATCGCATCCTGATTGACGTTGGCACGGTCGCCGCCGATCACCTTGAAATTCCGCCCCGAGTGAGGCCGGAAGTAGATGTAGTCGTCGTTGAGGAAGTACATCGTGTTCGCCGGAATCTGGCCGTTCTTGCCGCCATCCAGAATCACGTCCACTTCCTTGCCGGCGCCGAAATACTTCAGCGACGTAAAGCCGGCCCCGGCCTGCTTGTCGCCGGTAATGCGCTGGATCGCCTGAAGCGAGTTCAGGTAATTCAGGTAGTAGTTGTTGTCGGCCACGATGAGGTTGACGCCATCGGTATTGCGCTTCAGGCCGATGGTGGTCGAGTTCATGTAGCTCTGGATGTTGGTGTTGGTCACCACGCCGCGGGAGTCGGTGTTGGCGTTGACCGCCACATTCCGCCACCAGACCTGAGCGCCACGATCGATGCCGCCGACGATGCCGGAGGTGGGCGCCTTGGAAACCAGCAACGCGAGACCGTTGAGCTGCTTTCCGCCGAAGCCCGTGCCGTCCGAATAGATCGAAGCCGACATCTGGTTCCAGAAGGTGTCTTCCGCGGTATCCACGCGCGCCTCGATGAGGTCGATCATTTCCTCCTCGCCGCGGTTCTGGAGTTCTTCCAGGCCCGAGAGCGTGACGGAAATCGCGGCCTGCTTGATCGGAAAGCGCGCCGCGGTCATCGTG